CTCCTCGCTCCACATCTTGCGACGTTCCTGCGTAGAAATGAACTTATCTTCAGGGGCTGCACGGCTGGCGTCCTCGCTTGCGCGAGTTTCGCGTCCACCGGCAGATAAAGATTTTTTGAGACGTGATTCAGACATAATTAATTACCTCGGTTGTTGTTACGTGCTTCGGTTGCATAACGCTTGATCATCTTTGCGCGCTTTTCGGGGTTGTCCCACATACCAGCGTCCTTCATCGCTCGAACCTGTTCGGCTGAGAGAGTAAAGGTGCGGTTTGTGCCCCCGTATGCGGCTGATGCCTCACGTCCTGAACTGCCCACGGTATTCCTTGGTGATCGGTTAGTGTCACGTCTCTGTGACGGTTCATTATACCGATGCGGCAAGTATTTTTGCAAGCGGTCATCCAATTCGTCCCAATAATCAGACGTTCCGGGGTTCCAACCTTCTTTGGTCATCTCCTCGTCAAGCTGTTTGGCGATCCGGCTGTCGGTGTCCGATAGGTCGGGTTTGTACCAATCGTTGCGTTTAATCCACTTGGCGGCGTGTTTTTGCACGTTGGGGTCGATAGCCCGTTGCTGGGGCTCTGCGGGCCGGTTGGCCTGCTGCTTTAGCCCTTGGAGCTGCTGGATAGCGTTTTTTGTTTCAAACAGCTTCTCTTGCGCCTCCACGGCTGCGGCTCCGTCACCAGAGCCGGTGGCCTCGGCCATCTTCATCCGGTAATACTCCAACTGGACCTGCTGGTCCTCAAGAGCCTTGTCGATCCGGTTTACGTCGTGCTGCTGGGTGCGCTGTTCTACCTTAGAGAGGCGCTGCATCAGCTCCTCGTTTTGGCGTTGCAACATCTGCAAGCGGACATCCTTTTCCTCGTTGGTCTTGCGGATCAGGTCTTTTTTGGACCGGCGCCGGGCGCGTCGGGCGGCTCGAACCGCGTCGGTGTCATCCGGGTGGTCCTCGTCGCTGGCGTCGTCTTCTTGCGCACGTGGCTCTTCCTTTTTCTCTTCAACTTCGCCGCCCTCGGCCATCAGCTCTTCAGGAAGCTCCACCGTAGCAGTGCCGTCTAGGCCTTCCTGTACGTGCAATTCTTCGTCATCTTTGGGTTTGGTTGCCATGGTATTTCCTTAAACGTAGGCTTTGAATGACAGCGGGTCATCGGTGACCCTAGCTATCAGCTCGTGATCATTGATGGTCATAAACAACACTGGGTTCAAGTCGCCGTGTTCCTCGTCCACAACAGGCCGCTCCCAGCGGTCTCCGCCCCAACGAGGCACGCGCACATAGTCGCCTATCTGCGCCCAACTTCCTTCTGCCCATGGTTGCATGGTGTCGCGGTTTTTGAAGGCCAAGGGCCCTATAGCCACGACTTTACCGATCATGTTGTTCCACTTCTCGTTCTCCTTGGTCTCCTCGACCAAGATGATCTTTCCCGCATTTTTCTTGATGCGGCGAAGCTGGATGATCACTCTTCCGCCAAAGGGCGCTTGCCCCGGCTTCACGTCTGGAAATGCCCACGTCAACTCAGCGGGATCAGACACACTTTCACTACCCACGATGGTGGGGATTGGGTTCTCGCTCATGCGTACTCCTATCGACAAAGCACATATTTCAGTGCAAAAAAAGCGCATATTTCAGCGCCACTTGGGGCCTTGCGGCCTTATTCGTTCTCAGCGAGTTTCGCGTTCAGGGTGTCCAGTACCCACTGGAGCCCTTGGTATTCACCCACAAGGCGAACATACGCCTCGTGGTTTCCTACCGGGTTCTCAACCAACGACATGCGCAATTCCGCCTGCCGCTGCTTGAGGAGATGCAATAGCTGTGCTATCACTTATTCTTGGCTTTGATGTGGCCCAAACCGCCGCCGCTGGACTTGCTGCCCTGCGACTGGCCTTTGGGTTGCATGCTCGTACCGTCGAGCTTTTCGCCCATGGCGATGCGTTTGTGCTGGGGCACGTTGATGCCTTTTTGCTCTTGATCACTGGTTGCCATTTAGGGCTCCTTGAGGTTGAGGCGTGGCCTCTGGTTGTGGCGTTGTCGCCAATTCGTTTGCCTGTTGAATTGTCGCATGAGTCAGCTTGGCATTCTCGATGGCAATCTTGGTCTGGTTGTCCATCTGGTGCTTTTGCAGGTCCGCAGCAATCTGCGCCTGCGCGAGCTGCGACTTGGACTGCATCTCGGCCTGCGTGCGCTGCTGGTCGTCCTTCATGCGGGCTTGGGCCATCTGCACGTCCTGCGTGTCCTTGGCCGCTTTGCGCTGGGTCTCGGCCATGCTGGTGTCCTTGACCACCTGCGCATCGGGCGGCAGTATGGGCGGGGGCTGCATCTTTTGCTGCATCTGCATGAGCTGCTGGAGCTGGGGCAGGAGCTGCGAGAACACCTGCTCGCTATCGAGCGCGACGTGCTGGCCAACGGTGGCGTAGAGCTTGTCGATAATCGCGGTGAGCTTGGGGTCGTCGTAATTGGTCACCGGCTTGCCGCCGCGCAAATTGGCCACGTAGCCGTTCATGCGGTTCAAGTACCACAGCGTCATGTGCTGCTTGATGTGCTCGATGGCGTTAGGCAGGAACTGCGGGGCGATAAAGGGGTTCGCACCAAAGTTGGGGTCCATGCCAAACATCAGGTGGCCTTGGATGTGCGCCAAGTGATCCTGCTGCATGTAGGCATAAGACGGGTGGCCCAGTGACATGGCCGCGTTCTCGTCGGCCAGCGTGCGCTGCTCGGGGGCTGGCACGTCCTTGAGCAGCTCGGAGATGTTGGGTATCTTGATCTGCTTTAGGAAGCGCTCCTCCACGGCTTTAGCGTCGTACAGGTCGGGGTGGGCATCCGCCCGCTGCAACACGGCCTGCATCTGGGCCATGCGCTGCGTCTCGGAGAAGATGTGCGGGTCCGACACCGGGATCACGTCGGTGTTGCGGTTGAAGTCCTCGCGGCTGATCTCTAGGTCGGCGACCACGTCGCCCTTTTGCATCTCGTCAAAGTGCCAGCGGTTAAGGCGGCACAGCACCTTGATCAAGCGCGCTTGCGACTGGTGCAGGCGGGCATGGATGGCCGAGTAGACGGCAGCGCCTTGCTCAATCAGGGCTTGCGTGGTTCCCACCGGGGCTTGTGAATTCACGTCAGCGATCTTCTCTTCGCTGGTGGTGACCACGCCCTTGGCGGCTTTGTCCAGCCAGCCCAGCAGCTCAAAGAGCACGGGGCTGGGTTGGTTGAACGGCATGGGCATGGCGATCTTGCGGATGTCATCCACGCCGGGCGCGCCTTCAATCTCGGCCACTTGGGTGACCTCAATCTGCTGGGTCTGGCCGCTAATCTTGGCGCCCTTGAGCTTGAGCATGGTCGCCGCGTTGTTGATGTGCGCCGAGTCCAGCAAAGCGCGCAGTGCGCCGGTCAGGGCTGCGGACAATCCACCAATCAGGTGCGGCAGGCCAATGGCGTAGGCGCCGCGCCATGGGATGAACTTAAATTCGATGATCCAATCGAGCTTGGTCATCGTCTCGTCGCCCTCTTCCCAGTTGCGGTACAGGCCGATGACCTCGCTGGACTGCTCGTCCACCATCATGATGTACGGAGCCATCTCGCCCTTGGCAAAATTGTCGTCTTCCAGCTCCAAGTACGTGTAGATGTGGTAGACCTTGCGCAGTCCGTCCTCGTTATCTTGGAACTTGCGCCCTTCAATCTTGTCGTTGGCCTTTTGGGCGAGCGTTTGCTCTGGTTCTTGGCCAGAAACGACCTTAAACGCGCTCTTGTACATGCCGCTGGCCACGCGCCGGTCGTATTCCCACTCAGTTATCTCGTGGACCTCGGCTGCGCGTTGCGCCGTGTAGAAATTTGAGGCCGCAAAAGGCAAAATTACCCGGTCAATGGGCAAAAACTCGACAATTGGGCGCTTTTTCTGCTCGTCGTACCATACTTTGAGGTACTGGGACCCGCCAAGTGGCAGTTGGGTGAGCATTTGCTCCTGCTCATCGCGGAATTCTTCGATTTGCTCGGTGATTTGCCAGTTCAGGAAGTCCCGTTTGCGCTCTGCGCGTTCGGTTTTGAGCTCATCGACCTTGCCAAGTATTTTGGTGCGCACGGGGCCGTCTGGTGGGAACAGCTCTTTGATGGCACGGGACGCAAAATCAACGCATCCCTCGGCCATAACGGGGTGCACGGCGCGGCTTGCGCCCATAAAGTTAGCGCCACCGGGGGCATCTTTGCCCAAGCCGGTGCGACGTAGGCCCTCTTCGTACTGCTTGTCACGCTCCTCGCGGGCGTTCTTGTCCTTTTCCAACAGATTGACGTAGCGCATGCCCAGCGTGTCTAGGTCAAAGCCGTCTAGCTCCTCGGCCATGTTGGCGTAGAAGTCTGGGGCCTCCTCTGGGCCCTTGGTCTCGATGTTCACCACGGCAGAACCGTCGGGCATCTCGGTAATGTCCGAAAAGTCCTCGGGCAGCTCCACGTCCACGGAGCCGTCTTCGTTAGGCTCCAGATCGTCTGGGCTGTTGTCGTCGTCTTGGTCGGCCATCATTTAACCTTTTTTACGTAGTGTTTCACGCTCATCAGCTCGTAACGCATGGCGTCTAGGTTTGGTGAAACTGTAACTTTTTCTTTAGTGTAACCCACGGGCTTGATAGCGCCGCCCTTGGCCATGTGAACCTTGCGCGCCACAATGCCGTGGCCAACGTCCCTTTCGCTCTCATAGCGCTCTGGATCATGCATTGGGTATAGGTGTTTGGTTCCACTGGTAATGTCAAATGTTGATCCTTCCGGCACCAAATGATGCTGTTCCATCTCACGGAACTTCTTGCGGTCCACAACTAAAGGCTCACCAACGGTGACCGCGCCTATGGCTTTGGCTGGGCCGTCTCCGGTGCGCACTATGGATACCCGTTTGCCAACATAAGGGCGCAGCGTGTCGCCGTTGCGAGACTCGTATGTCTTGTATCCATCGACGATCAGATCGGCGTATTGCAAGTTTGCTTTTTTATCAGACCGCACGTTAATGCCCATCACGCTGCCGCCCTTGGCCAGTACGTGCTCGTCGTCAACCACCGGCACTTTCTTGATGCCCAGCTCTTTGGCCGCGTGGGCGCGGTGTCTGCCATCGGCAGCGCCGTTGGCCATGATCATCAGGGGCTCTAGCTTCTTGTCCGCGTGCATCTCCCGCTTGAGCTGCTCGATCTTCTTGCGGTCGTGCGCGTTCATGGGCAGCGCGCTGACCTTGGACAGGTAGGACGTGGGGCTAACGTGCTTGAGCGGCTTGTCGGTGTCCTTGAGCGGGTAGTCGCTGCCGCCTTTGGCTTTGTGGTTGACGTGTTCCTCGGCCATCCACTCTTCTGGCCCAACAGTGCCGCCCCCGGCAAAACCAAACTTCTTGGCCTTAAATGGCTGCGCCCGTGGTAAATCGGCAAGCCCTGCGGCCTTGTTGATCTTGGCTACCTCTTTGTCGTTTAACACGCGGTTGACTTTCATGGACCCGCCGATTAGCCAGTTGCCGGTCATGTTTGGGTTGGTCTTGTAACGGTAGTGCCCGCCTTTGGGTATCTGGTCGGTGATGTGCGCTTTTACCGGTATCAGCTTGCCCTGCGCGTTGGTTCCGCGCTTGGTGGCCTCCGCCTGCCAGTCCACGTCGTCAGGCATCTCAACTTCAGCCCATGCGTGGTTCTCTGGGCGCACGTCTGGTGCAGTCAGCGCTGGGTCGGACTTTTCACCAATGTGGGTGGCAATGGGCAGATCGCCAGCGTGCCAACCCGGACGGTACGCCAGAGGGCCTATCTTGGACTTGACTTTGCCGTTGGCCATTTCGCCTTCTTTGGCGTCGATCCACTTGTTCATTTCCACCGGTGTGTTGGCATCCACAAACAACGGGAACAGTTTTCCGGGGTGCTTTGGGTGGACGCGAAACAGTTTGTAGGCTTTTACCGTTTTCTTGGGCTCCTCGCCCTCCACGCTGCCGCCATCTGCGTACAGCGGCACGCCGTTCTTCACCACGTCCTCGCGCATCTCTGGGGTGATGGGGAAGTGGTGGACAGGCGTGGTCTTGTTTTTTTGATTTTCCCAATACTGCTTCTCAAGCTGCGCTCGATTAGGAAGATTTACAAATTCACGAAATGGATAGCCCATTGCTTCAGCAATCTCTCCACCAGTAACAGGAGTATCACTTCCAGCCGTTTTAATATTGACCGTGCCGACCTGCGCGCCGTACTTCTTGCCAAACTGGTTTAAGAAGCTGGGGATCATCTTGTCATAGAAACCCTTCATGCCCTCACCACCAACATTCAGGTCTTCGCCTTCCAGCGTGTGGTGGCCCATGGTTTGCGGAGCTTGCATCAAGCGCTTGGCCACGTCTTTGCCCACCAATTCAGACACGCGCTCAGGCGTCACGCCCTTCTCGTTGATGATGGTTTCGCGGTTGGGTGCAAAGGCTTGGAAGTGCTGCGTCTCTGGGTGGTACGCCACCGTGCCAACGCGCTTGCTTAACTTGTACCGTTTGGCTTGTTCTTCGCCCGGTGTGATGGCAATGGCGTCGTAGCCCTTTTCGGCTGCGTGGTGGATCATCTTCTTGAGCGCCAACTCGTGCCAGTTCTTTTTGAACGGTGCGTCGGGCGCCCCACGTTGTGCTTTTTGTTCTAAATCTTGGTGCGCCGCCTCGGCCTTCATGACCTGCGGCATGAGGTCCATGATCTTGTTGTTGTGTTTAACTTTAGCTGCTTCCAAACGCTGGCGCATTACTGGGTCTTGGTACAACGGTTGATCGCTGCTTAACCCGCGCTCGGCAAAGTCTGAACCCGCTTTGGCTTCTTCTAATTGCTCTTTCAACCGGCGGTGGGCAAGTTTGGCCGCTGCTATTTGCTTGGGCATGTCGGGCGGTAGGTAGCCCTTGTCACGGCCTTGCTGATGCCAGTCGGATTGAATCTCTTCAATGTGCAGAATCTTCTCGCCATTGGGACCTTTGCGGTCCTTGGCGCGAACGCTGGCCAGTATGTTTGGTTCTCCGCCAAAGTGTGCTCCAACGCCCGCAAAATTACCCTTGGGGTGCTTGAGCAGTATCTCGCGGTAATTTTCACCGCCCGGCAGTGTGTACTCCTCGTGAAACGCTTGGCCTTCGTTACCGCCGTATTTTCTTTCTTCTGGCGTCAAATACCTAGGGTCATCAGTCCCGTAGTTTTCTACCACTTTGGGTATCACCGGTGGCTTGGCCTTGAGCGCCTCAAGGAACTGTGCCCGCTCCATCTTGGGCAGCGCCATCAGTGTCTGCAACTCGCGGTCCTGCGCCTCCTGCGGCTTGTAGCCGGGGCGCTTGCTTAACTCGGTCATGAACTCAGCGCCAGTACCCTTGGTGCGGGGAAGCTGTGCCGCCAGTTGGTCGATGGGTGAGTAGAAGCCCTTCACAGCATGCGCTCCTCAAGGTGGATGTCGTGGGTCGAGCCGCCCTTATTCATGCTCTTCATCGGCAGCATGGGCGGGCGCGGCATGGCCACCGGGTTGGGCCGCATGGCCTGCATGGCTTGGCCTTGGGGTGTCATGGCTAGGATGTTGCTCTGCGGGCCTTTGGGTGGGGCTGGTGGCGCGCCGGGCATACCCGGTGGCATAGCGCCCATGGGCGGTGCTCCGGGTGGCATAGCGCCTTGCGGTGGCTGGCCGGGCATACCGCCGGGCGGCTGCGGGGGCTGGGGCAGCATCTGCTGGCCGGGGGATTGGGGCTGGAAGTCCACGCCACCAACGGGGAAGCCCTCCCCAGTAGGCTTCATGTACTCCTTGACCGGCATGTCTGGCGCCTCTTCAGCGCCGACTTGCTTGATGTCAATGGCGCCGCCGTCGGCTTTGCGCAGTACGAGGGCCGCGCGCATCTCGTCAAGCGTGGGCTCGCTTGCCTCTACCTCGCCGCCCTCGGCATAGTGGCCGGTGCGCAGCTTCTTCTCGCGTGCTAGCAGGTACTTGCCGTACTTGTCTAGCGCTTCGTTGTTCAGCAATTGAGAGATATTTTCGTTGCGCTTCTCTAGCGCGCCTAGCGCCATGTTGCGTGGGTTGCCGGGCTTACCCGCAAACTCTTTAACCAGCTCACGCATACGGTCACCAAAGAATATCTCGGCGGGCATGCTGTGGCCCAACGTGCCTAGGTACTGGCCAGAAAAGTTGGTGTCGTAGGCCTTGTTGCTTGACGGGGTTAGCGTCATGTGGTCGGGGTCACTGCCGATCACCGTGTTGCCGACGTAGCCCTTGGGCACTCCGCGCAGCGCCGGGTCGGTTATGGCGTTGGCCACGTCTTCCATGTTGAAGTCCAGTGCTTTTTGGTTGGCCTTGAGATAACCCACTCGGTCCACAATGGCCTTGCGCAACTCGCCTGCGGTGGTGTCAAGGCCCTTGCCTTTGACGATCTGCTGTTCAAACTCTGGGTGCTCTAGCCCTACAAAGCCACCAAACGGTTGGATGGGTTTTTTGTTTTTGATGATCTTGTGCGCACGAATCTCAGCGTTCATGCGCGCTAGTTCGTTGGGGGGAAGCATTCCCCGCATCACCAATTGGTGCAGTATCTCGGTGGGCGTCATGGAGAAATCTTCGCCGCGTTCGCCCATGGTTATAGGCAGGTGCAGTATCTGGCCAGTGCCGCCCTTGCGCTCGTTCTCCATGCGGGCCAGCGCTTCGCGGGTGGCGATGCGCTTGGCAATCTCTTCGCCTGATGCGCCTGCGACGCCTTGTGCCATGTGCTCAAGGTCGCGGGCGTAGTCTTGGCCACCATGGGTTGTGATGGTCTCGGGCAGCTCGTGGCCGGAGATGCTGTGTACCTGCACGTTGCGGCTGGTGCTGTCCCAAGGCATCACCATCAAGCTGGCGCCCTTATGCTTCTCCAAGTCCACCGGGGTCTTGGGCGCCAAGCCGGTGGGCTCGCTTACTCCGTAGCGCTGGCCGACCGCTGGGTTGGGCTTTTTGGGCGTGCTGGTTAGGTGGCCCCTTTGCATGAGCGCCTGCTGCATTTGTTCGACGGTAGGTTGCACATCGCCTCCTTTGGCGTAGCCGCGCATGGCGCGAATTAAGTCTTCGTGCGTGGTCTTGGCGCCCGCCGTCTTGTCCCAGACGGCGTGATGCGCAAGGTGTTGGTAGTGCGCGGCCAGCGCTGGGTCGATGTCCAGCCCCATGGCCTGCTGGCGAGCTGCTAAACGGTCCACGGCCTCGCGTGCGCCCTTGCCTTTGCCCCGGTTCATGATCGAGCTTACGCCCACCGGGGCGCCCTCGGTGTGCAGGTTGAGCTGGCGGGCGTCCAGTGTGGGCAGGTCACCACGGCCTAGCAGCGAGCCGATGAACCCGCTTTTGGCCCCGGCGATGCCCTTCATCTGTTCGGCAAAGTCGCGGTAGTCGTCTGCCGAGCCGGTGAGCGCCGCGTTGAGCTGGGCGCTCATGCCGGGCATGGTGCGCGCCGCCTCGGCCATCTTGGTCGCTTGGTCGTTCTGCTTGCCGAACGGGGCGAACTTGTATTGCAGGTCGGCAATGGCCGCTGGGTCGATGTGGCCTTGTTCGGCAAGGTCAAGATAGCGCTGGCCCTGCGGCGAGCCTAGCCACTCGGCAAAGGCGCCCTCGGGTCGGACCTCGCCGCCGGTGTTGGGCAGCTTCATGCCCATCTTGGTGGCCGTGGCGTGGGAGAGCCCGCCGCGCCCGATGCTGGACTGGGCGATGGTGTAGGCCTTGATCAGGTCGCGGGGCGTCATTTGGCCGCGCTGCGCACGTCCGGCCTGCTCGTTCATGAAGCCGCCAAAGCCCTTCTGGATGTAGTCGGGTATCTCGCGCATGGCCAGTTGCGCCTTGATCGGCTCCAAGGCTCGCCACTTCCAATCTTCGATCTTGGTGGTCTTGGGGTCGCGGTACGGTTTGTCGGCCATGGCGGTGTCCTATGGGGAATTGGCGCGGATTTTACAGCGCATAGGGATTTTCCTTCTTCCGCTGCCCGGCGTCAACATAGTCGTCCTCGTCCACCCACTCGCGGGGGAAGTCGATGGTGAGCCAGCCTGCGTCGCGCAGGTAGCGCAGCGCTTGGCTCATGGCGTCCACGAAGTCGTCGTGCGCCGTGCCCTCGGGGAAGCTGCACACCTGACTGATCATGCCCTCGGCCCAGTCGCGCACGAAGCCCTTACGGTTGCTGCTCTCGGGTATCCAGACGCGCCCGGCCTTGATCACGTTGGCCACGATGGACAGCCGCTGGACCTTGTCGGCCCGGCCCGGGTTGTATGGGATCACGGGCACGCCCGCCCTGCGCAGGTCTTGTATAAGACTTATGCCCGCGCTCTTGTCCTCGACCAGCAGCAGGTCCACGCGCTTCTTGTTCTTGCCCTCGCCGTACACGACCTCGTACTCGTCGAGCACCTTGGGGCGCAGGTCTGGGTACTGCATGTGCTCCTGCCAGCAGTCGATCACCAGCGCGCACATGCCGCCGTCCTCGGGCTTGAAGATGCCCAACGTGATGTGCGCCGTCGGGTCGTTGACGGTCTTCTCGCTTGTGGCGCAGTCCAGCGATTGCAAGATGAACTCGAACTTGGGCAAGGGCTTGCCCGCTGGCCAGAGCTTGAACCAGTCCCTGCGCACAATGCCGCCCTCTTCCGGGTCGATGATCTCTGCGTAAATCTCTTGGCGCCCCAGCTTCGTGCCCTCGTACTGCATGATCTGCTTTTGGAACGATGGCGCGAGGTTCTTGATGTGGCTGTACGTGCTGGCCCTTGTGACGGCCACGTCGTCGCCATCACGGGCGATCAGGTCCATGACCACGTCCTTGGGCTTGGGCGTGGTGGAGGCGATCAGCTTGGTGTGGGTGCCCAGCCGGATGCCGAACTGGATCATGTCACAGCTCTCTTGCAGGTACTCCCACGCGGCCAGCTCGTCGAGCCATCCGCCGTGAAACTGCGGGCCGCGAAAGCGCTCGGGCTCGGACGCCGGTATGCCCTTGATCAACGAGCCGTTAATCAGCGTCAGCTCGTGCAACGAGCTGTTGTACTTCTCCACCAGCTTAGGGGGAATGACCGAAAGCAGCCCGGAGTCGCCCTCGTAGCACGTGCCGCGCAAGTCTGCCGATGTGGGGGCCGACACCAGCCAGCGCGTGTTGGGGTGCTCCCACGCCCACCACCCTAGGTTCTCGGCGGCTGCACGGGTCTTGC